AGTCGCTGTAAAAGGTCGTTGCTTCTTCGTAATACGACTGTCAATGGCCGCGTCAATGTTGGCGGCCTCCCTCGCGTACACATTCGGGTCGTCGGTAACTGGCAAAGACAAAACACCGACAATCTGCTTGCTGTTCGTGGGGTCCATGGACTGACCGATCACTCCCACTCCGGCCTGGTTGACAAGAACTCTATCCTGCCGCATGGCGCGGATCTCAGAATCCTCCGCGTCGTTTCCGCCGAGTGGGTGTGTGTCGTCATTTCCGTGTCCAGGCTCAACATACCCCAAATCGTTCCGAGGTGGTCCTGAACCAAAATGGCTAGACCCAACCCCTTGTGACTCGGAGCTTGGACCCGTGCTCCCCATCGTGACCTGCTCTGGCGCTGTGTTATTAACGAAGAAGACGGGACTTGCAGTATCAAAAATCTTGGAATCAAACTTGTCTCCGTCAATGCACTGCTTGAGGCTCTCAGCAATGCCATTCTCACCAAACGCCAAAATCTCTTCAACCGTGCGAAATTTCAAACTCAACAAGTTGTCGTCGTGCGACGGCCAACCTATTGTGTCCATATTGTAGGTCGAGAAAAGCCGGCAATCGGACCGCCCGAAACGAAATGTCTTGTACAGACGTGTCTTGTCGGGGTCAATCTTGACCCGTGCCTCTTCTTTCGTCTCACGTACAGCGGTCTCCATGTCCGACTCTCCAGGATCCTTCTTCCCACACGGCAAGGTGAGTGTACCTGCTCTTGGTTTACCAGGTGGCTCAACACCGCACAAAACACGCTTGCGGTTGTCATGGATGACAACCCCGCACGCAGCCACCCTGGTCTCGCCCACGTTCTGGTTCAAGTCAAGGTCAACCTGCTTCTGCTTGTAATTACAACACATTGGTAGGAAAGGAAGACACTCATAAATTGACTTGAACCATGTGCCATTGGCACGGTACTGTGTGATTGCCCATGCACCGAGTGTGCGCATAGTGACATCGTCCGGAGTGTGGGAAGGCCAAATCACGGAGGCATGCTGAAACACGATTGCACTCATGACCTTCGACTTGCTCTCGGCATACGTCTGGTTCATGATGACCTTATCGAGTTTCGCAAACTCTTCGCCACTGAAATTGACCTCCACTTTCTTCTGACGCGTGCTGCTCTCGCACGGGCAGTACCATGTCGTTGGCATGTTGACCCGGATGGTATACATCCCGGGCCGCTCGCGGGCCAACTTGAACATCCACACAGGGACGTCCTCAATGCTCGTGGTGTTCGCAATCGACAACGGCAACGTCATCGCGCGTGTGTGTGATTCACGTCGTGGAAATAATTCACACACGATTGGTTTAAGCCCTCGCCTCGAAAGACGAGCCCGGACAACCACCTCCGAGATTCCGTATGTTCCGCCTCACGCCCAGGTCAGCG